TACCGCCCCCGGCCCAGCGTTGTATGCTGCCAAGGCAAGTGGCCAACTCCCAAACCTTCGATATTGCTGTGATAGATACCTTGCTCCGGCTTCAATCTGCAAGGCCGGATTACGCGCTAATTCTGCCACATTATACCCCATAGCCCTGGCAGTGCCCGGCATAACCTGGGTCAGTCCAATCGCTCCTGCTGGAGATACTGCATTTGGTCTCCATCCACTTTCTGCCTGGATAACCGCTGCAAGTAGAGCTGGGGGCAACCCAAACCTAGCCGCTACACTTTGCACTAATGGCATTAGTTCTTTTGAACCGGCAAACATAGACATGCTAGTAGCGTTAGTCATTTCAGTGATATCTTTTACGTTGTTCACCATATCAATATTGAAAGACTTGGCTTGAGCCACTGTCTTACTAAGCTCTTGCGTGATGGTGTTCGATTTTTCTATGGTAGCCATCGTGATCAAGGAAGCAAACTTCTTTGTGGTGTCCACCTCATCCGAGGGATAAGCGAAAGGAGCATATTCAGGCATTAAAGATATGGGTTTTATAGCCATTGTTTCCATGCGAGCAGTAACTGGGAAGTCAAATGTAGCAGCTGCTCCTTCCGGCCCCTGCTTCTGCATCATTACATCCGGAGTGGGTATCCCTAGTATATTTGCCGTTTGCTCAAATACGTCCATTGCTCGGTTTCTTTTGTTAACCGACAAAGGTATGATAGCTTCCGGCCCCGCTTCAGCAACCATACCCAAGTGTGGTTGAGTAAGAATACCGCCAAAAGCGTGCTTAGCAGCTTCTATTGAAGTATCTTTAATGATGGGCTCACCTGGTAAAGTTTTCTTGCTTTGTTCTGCAAACCATTCTTGAGCTTGCTGTTGCTCCTTAATCTTTTCTTCTGTGTAAAGCTCAGATCCAGGCAAATTCTTGCCCATTGTCTCAAATAACCAGTCTACTCCCCATGCAGCAACACCTGCACCAGCACCTGCCACAAAGCCTGCAGCAGTGCCCACTCCAGGTATTACAGAACCTATGGTTGCCCCAACCAAACCGCCTAAGATAGCTGCTGCCAGAGGATTACTTTGTAATCCAGTATTGAACCCGGTGACGAATGCCTTCCCAACGGTGGTAGCTATACTTGTTATGACATTGACTCCTTCGCTGGCCCACCAATTCTCCATGCTGGTAGTCAATGGATCCCAAACCATGAGCTTCCATGTAGTTTCAAACTTTGCTTTAAGCCCACCCTCCTGCTGGATTTTGTCTGCCAAAGTAGAAAGCTCTTCCATGTTGAGATAAGGGACAATATCTCCCAACAATGGAACAGTTACTTTTTCAAGACTTGCCCGACGCTCCAATGCCTGCTCTAATTGTTGCATGGTCATTGTATTTACTGAATTGGGATCTATCCCAAGACGTTGGAGTTGAACTGGCGTCATTTCCAAAATACGTTCAATGTCCTCTTTAAGTATTTTTCCAGCTCCTGGCTCTAGCTTCATTTTGGGGAGCATCATGGATAACTCCGGAACCGTCATTTCTGCATATGACCTGCCAGTGCGGGCAAGTTGCTGGTCAAAAGTTGCCCATGCTTTTTGCTGGGCAGTGAGCTGTTCCGGCTGGGGCATAATATCCTGGATAGTTTCCATAGCCTGTTGCAATTGGGGAGCTGTTAGACTTACCATGCCCCCCGCTTTCTGCCACATCTGGTAAAATTCTTGCCATCCTTTGCCCATCTTAATATCTGGCAGCATGATATCCGGAGTTTCTTTTGCTATCTTTCCAAGTTCCGGCGTTATTTTCTGGTAAGAAGTCACGAGGCTTTCAATCTGTACTCTAGAAGTGCCGGTGAATTTTTCTAGTTGTCGTTGAATAGCATCCTGTCCGGTCATGCTTAGGTTTACCGAACCAATGGCAGTAGCAATACTTGGCACTGCGACTTCGGTTGGTGCCCATGCCTTAGCTAACTGCTCACGTATTTGTTTGCTAGCTTCTTCGGCAGCCTTACGTTCTGCATCTACTTGTGCCTCAAGTTGCTGGGCAAATATTACCGCCTCCGGCCCAAACATTAATGATTGCCCAAGGCGTACCGCCCAATCAACAGCATTACTGAGTGCCCCCGCTAGGTTTCCCCCAAATTCTTCAATGGCCGGTGCAGCCTGAGTTATAGCACGCTCTATTTTGCCTATTTGCCCAACCAATCCCTCGACAAACCGCCTAGCTCCAAGGCCAAATCCTCGTTCGCCGCCAATAACAATCATTGTGGCTTCCCAGGCTGACTTGAGGCGAAAGATTGCTCCCTGCAATGTATTCATCTGCATCTCGCCCATTTCAGCGGCCTTATTTGTCCCCGTGATGCTCCGCTCCATCTCCAATAATGCGGATGAACCCTGCTTAATCATGGCTGCCATGCCTGAACCAGCTTCTTGGCCGAATAGTTGCATGGCAGTAGCAGTGTCTATGTTTCGTGTTTCAAGTACTTTAATAATCTCCGCCAAGCTATGGAGGGAGGGATTGAGTTGATCAGCAGTTAGGCCAAGCTTCGCCATAGCATCCTTGGTTTGACCAGCTGGGTTTGCTAAACTGGTCAATGCGCTCCTCAGAGTAGTGCCAGCCTGTTCTCCCCTCAAACCAGCATTGTATAACAACCCTAAAGCAGCAGCCGTTTGCTCAATGGATATTCCAAAACCACTGGCAATAGGGCCAACATAGCGCATAGAATCAGCCATTTTTTCCATTGTACCCTGGCTTTTACTGATAGTTGCTGCAAACACATTAGCCACTCGCCCTGCCTGATCCGCCTGGAGACCAAACCCTGACAGGGAAGATGCTAACGTTTCTGATGTAAATGCAAGGTCAGACTGAGTAGCAGCAGCTAATGCCAATGTGCTTGACAAAGCGGCAATCTGGTCTTCTACGGTAAAGCCGGCGGATGCAAGATAGTATAATGCATCCGCTGCTTCGGAGGCACTAAATCTGGTAGTCCTGCCCATCTCCTGAGCGACAGCAGTTAACTGCGCCAGCTCCTCGCTGCTGGCGCCTGCTACAGAAGCGACATTGGCCATGGCCTGCTCAAAACTAGCCGCTGTATTTACCGCTCCACCAATTAAAGCTGCAGGACCGGCAACAGCCGCACCAAGACCAAGCATCATCGGTAAGGATGTTGCTGCACGCATTAAGCTGGAAAGGCCAGTTTGTGCTTTAGTTATGGCTCCAGTCGCAAAATCCCGTACACGCAGAGTAATTGTCCATGTCCGCAAGGCCACACCACGGATAGCACCTTCCACCCGTTGAATTGTAGAAGTGGCCCGGTCACGTAAGGTTATGGTAGGTTCGGCCCGAGTGCGTCCTAGCCGCTCTACTGTTTGCCTGGCCCTTTCTGTAGAGCGTTCCATTTCTTCTACTCTCGCACGGGCACGGGAAAGGCCAGATGATATTTTATCTTGTGTTTCAAGAACTAAATTCAGGCGATAAAATTCTTGATCAGCCACCCAGCCTCACCTCCTTCTGGCCCGTCGCTTCATTGCTTCCTCAGTCTCCCGCCTTGTTTGGGCCTCAATCTCTAGTTGATACTCCATCGAAGCTAGCATAAAAGCCTGTTCTTTCATTGGCTTACGCCAGAATGTGCCGGGGGGCAGGCCAGTCCGCTGAAATATTTCATGGATCAGATAGGCCTGCCCCCCAGCTTTGATTAGTTTTTTATCTCCTCTACATCCTCAAACCCGCTTAAGTCCATGATGGCGTTGGCCAGCTTGTCCTTTTCGCCGGCTAACAGCATCTGGGATACTGCTTCCTCCGGAGAGCTAACTTTGGCCTTGGCCAATAATTCCTTGCTATTCCAGTCAAAATTAACTGTACCGGTGACAATCATCAGGGAAGTGTACTGATCCCAATCAACGTCACTAATCCGTCGGCCAGTCCGCCGGTCTTTGTAGGTATATTCCGCTTGTTCCCGTATGCGGCGAATTTCCTTATCCCGCAGTCCGCGCACCCTAAAAACAACTCCAAGACGTTTAATTTCCACGTCTGCTTCGGGGGTGTGCGTCTGGTCTAGCAGTGCTCTTAGGATTTCATTGCCACCCTGGAGCTTGTTTTCTTCTTCCGCCATACCTTAAACCCCCTCAATCAGGTCTAGTAATTCAATCCCGCCAAACACAAATGCCCATTCCTCCATAACCAGGTCTTGTGGTGTCCAGTTTGCAATAGGTATGCGCTGGAACTTCACGTGAGTAAGCCGTACCCGTTCAGCTCCAAAAGCTTCCGGATCATCCAGCTTGAAGATCAACTCAGTTACAAACGTTCCTTTTGTATCGTCAAATATCTGACTGGATGCCTCCAGGAGTTCACTGGTTATCTTATACCCCCGTATCCTCCCAGTACCGCGCAATCCTACTACCTTATTGCCCACCCACCGAGTACCGGCCGGCAAAACCTCCCGCATAACCTGCTCTACATCAGCGGTTGCTTCATTGAANTTNGTCAGCCANTTNCCNTCNTGNTANACCTTGCCNAAANTNCCATTAATCGTTCTTACATCCTCAAGAGCCATTTAAGTACACCTCCTTATTTCACTATGAACGTGCCAAGGATAACTTCCATTACATCCGTCAGTCTAGCTTCCCACTTCAGGTAAACCTGATCCGGTTCTGGTGTAATGGTTGCACCTGAACCATAATATGCCGGGTCAAGGTAAACATTCCAACCGGTGTCTTCAATCACACCGCCCTGAGCCAATGTCTGCATGTACTGTTTGCATGCACCAATAAGAGCCAGGCGGCCCTCCTCGGTATTGCTAACCTTGCCAATGTAATTATCTTCCGCGGTCTTCATTAAATCAGCATTAATGCTGTCTATAACCCTGATAGTCCGGATCTTCTTCCAGGCGTTATTCTGGCCTTGGCGCAGGGTTATCAAGCTATTCATGCCACGTAGAGCCTTTACCATCCGGCCATCGTGGTAGAGCAGAAACACACCGTTTTTAACCGCAGTCTCCATCTCACTTCTAGTCCACCTACGGGTAACGTCATCAAACAACGTTGCAGCGTAAGTAGTAGACTCGCTGAGCCTTTGTCCTGCAATCAGACCGGCGACATAAGCTGATATCTGGGCACTGGAGTAGCTTACCCCATCCAGAGTTGCCCCCACGCCAACGTTTACCACGCCCTCGTGGTTAAACCCGGCACTCCTTGTCGTAGCTTTGGATACAGCAGTAGCATCAATATCATCAGCAGCCGAACCACCCAGAACTGCAATAACTCCTTTGCCTTCATTACGCACCCTGCTTACCCAGGAGACCACACTGGTGTGGATAGCCGGATCATATACTCCATCTAAGGCCAATAAGTTAAACTCCTGAGCTTCAAAGGCTGTAAGAGCATTGGTATAGTCAGACGCAACAATGGATGCTATACCAGAGTTACCTCCGGTCATGGCTACATTGGTAACATCTTTTACAATACCAGTGCCCTCGGCTAACTTGGATGCTACAATCCACTTATTACCGATATCATTGTTAATAGCATCTACCGCCGCCTGAATAGTGCCACTGGTGAAAGTAAACGTCCGCAGTAGTGTAGTGCCTTCATACAGCTTGATATTTTTTTTGAGAACATCCAGTGGGTTAACCTCCACCGTGACCTTGAAGTTATTACCCCGCGTGCCAGGATATTTGGCATCCAGTTTTAACACATTTACCGGGGTTCCTGTGGTATCTTGCAAAGTCACCGTTGCGGCAGCCGCAGCGCTATCAGCTAGCCGGTAAGCCAGGATTTTCTTCGCCCCACCCAAAAGTGCCAAGCGTAATATAGTGTAAGCCGTGATCCCGGTAGTTGTATCATTCGTGTAAGCCTCGGTGATACTAGCCTCATTGATAATTTCAACAAACTGCCGTACCGGTCCCCATGAAGCCTTTACCGGTATTGCAACCACACCCCGTGCACCGGGTTGA